GTTCACTTTAATCAGCGTTATATTGGAGTTGATAAGGAGGAGGTTATTGAAGAGTCTACTTTCGTATCTACTGTCGGTGATGACTGGGATTTTGAAGAGTAAATTAACTCAATACGTCTTGGGATGACGGGTAAAAGCACCAACCCCGGAGCTATTCGTGGTGATAAGTTTAAAATAGTCCTGTATATATGAATTACTGCACATTACACATTTTACATATTTTTATTTGTTTGTGAACAGCTTTATACTTGTAGACAACCTACCCTTAGGTTACCGGTTTTTACTGGGGGCGTCGTCGACCACTTAAATATTGTTGCGGTCTGCACACTGAGCGGTGTGCTTTCTCGTATGTAAATAAATTGCTCACTTCTAATTTTAATGAAAATAAACAATCCGATGCTACCACAGCATCCTCTGGAGCTGGCTACTCAGTTGGCAAAGCTTCAAAACACACATCCACCCAAAACGTACATTTTATTGATGGGGATACACCTTGGACCTATGATGTTGTGCACAATGATGATTCAACTACTCAGTTGGCTGGATTTTCTGATGCCCAACTTGGAGATTTTTTGTCTCGCCCGCTTAAAATTCGGGAATATCATTGGACCCCTGGTTCTCAATTATTTGAATCTTATAATCCTTGGGTGGATTTCTTTAGCAATTCTGACGTGCGTGAGAAGATTAATCGTTTTCGAAACCTTCGTTGTAATCTTAAGATGAAAGTTCTCGTGAACGGTAATTCTTTTTACTACGGCAGAGCATTGCTTTCTTATAATCCCTTTTTAACCGACGATCAGGTTACGGTTAGTCGTAGTTTCTTCCTTCAGGACATTGTTCAGGCGAGCCAAAAACCACATATCCTACTGGATCCTTGTACTTCACAAGGTGGTGAATTAACTCTGCCTTTCATTTGGCCTGAGAATTACCTTGACATAACTCAACCTGCTTGGGAGTCTGAAATGGGAGATGTCGTTATTCATGATTTTGATATTTTACGACACGCCAACGGTGGAAATGATCCCATCACAATTTCCATTTTCGTGTGGGCCGAGAACTTAACGCTCTCTGTGCCCACAACTTCACAAGCGCAGTCAGGGTCGACTGACCGCGAGTTGGATGAATTTGGCTTTCCCGTTCCATATAGCGAACAAGCTGCTTCTAATTCTAAAAAGAAGACGACAAGGAAGGTCAATAACACCAGCAATAATGACGAATTCACTAAAGATGGACTGATTAGTAAGCCCGCATCAGCTGTTGCTAAAGCAGCAGGTGCCTTATCCATGATTCCCATGTTTGCTCCTTATGCCAAAGCCACTTCCATGGTTGCGACTAAAATGGGTCAAATTGCTAAGCTTTTTGGGTATTCACGACCTCAAGTCGTTGAAGACACTAGTGCTTATGTCCCTCGACTCATGGGAAATATATCGAATTCTGATACCGCGGAAAATCTTGTGAAGCTTTCCCTGGACTCAAAGAACGAACTCACAGTAGACACTCGTGTCATGGGCTTGGGTGGACATGATGAACTCACTGTCAACTCAATCGCTACGCGCCCTTCATTCTGGCAACAGTTCGATTGGCCTGAAGCAGCCACTACTGACACATTGCTTGCTTCAATGCTTGTCACTCCTACTTATGTTCAAACCCTGTCAGCCCCTCCTGTAGAGGAGATCCATATGACAGCATTAGCTTTTGCTACTGCTCCATTTTCTGCTTGGCAAGGTTCTATTAAATTCCGTTTTAATGTGGTTTGTTCTGAATATCATCGAGGCCGTTTGAGAATTGTTTACAATCCTACAGTCAGCCCCGTTGGTGCAATTCCTTTTAACCAAACATATTCTACGATCATTGATATTTCTGAAGATCGTGACTTTGAGTATGAAGTAAAATGGGCCGATGTTCGGGCTTGGGCCTTAAACCTAGGACCGGATGCATATGCTTCCACACCTGCCTTCAGTACTACCGCTCCAGTTCAAGGTGGCACTATAGGCGACAATGGAACCATTTCTATTTACGTAGTTAATGAATTAGCT